GTACGGCTATTACTTCTACAGGAGCAGAGCTAAATAAGCTAGACGGATACCTAGGCAGTGCGACAGAATTAAACTATGCCAGAGACCTGTATAACACAGGCGTTACCTCCGCAGAGTTTGATAAACTAGATGGTCTTACCGCAACTACCGCAGAACTAAATACAGTAGACGGTTTCACTGGTTCATATCTTGACCTAAACTATGCTAAAGATCTACGAGCAACTGGTGTTACAACTACAGAGTTTGACTACTTAGATGGTGTTAGTGGAACCATATGGAACAATGGTAACGACGCGCTAAGTACTGGAGGAAATGACTCTAGTGGTTATGTAAAGTTACCAAACGGTTTGTACATTCAGTGGGGCGTTGATAGTAGTACTTCTGGAGAGCATTTCGTAACCTTCCCAATAGCTTTTCCAAGTTATTGTTTTACAGTAGTGACTCAAGGCGGTAACGAATATAACGACGTTGCTATTTTCTCATACTCGTCAAACTGGACCCGTTCTAGAACAGGATTTTATACATACAGTAGTTCTGTAATACCGCTAACGACTTACATAGCCATAGGTATCTAAATATGAAATACGCACACATAGACAACAACGGTCAAATTCTAGGTTGGTATGAAGATGAAATTCATTCAGATATACCAGAACCTAACGTACAAGTGTCTGAGGAAGTGTGGCAGAACGCTCTGGATTCTAGCCACAATACGATTATCGGAGGTGTGACTAGCCAAGTTGACCACCGAACCGACGAACAAAAAGCAGAAAATATCAGAATGTTCCGTAACGAACTTTTGGTACGAGAAGTAGACCCTGTAGTAACAAATCCGCTCCGTTGGGCAGAGCTGTCTACAGAACAGCAACAAGACTGGGCAGACTACCGTACAGCTCTGCTTAACGTACCTCAACAGGTAGGCTTTCCAAACGCAATTACCTGGCCTATCAAACCTTGACACAATTGCCACACCGTGGTAAAATAAACAAAACTAGAGCTAGAAGCTCTGGGAGAAAAGCATGACCGTAGAATCTGCTACGTATATTAGTCAGCTAAATACAGCACAACCCGCAGCAAGTGACAATATCTCCGAAGGTGACGATCATCTTCGGCTGATTAAGAGTGTCTTGCAAGCCCAGTTTCCTAACCTTGGAACCGCTGCTGCCAGACCAACCGCAGCACAGTTGAACAAACTTGGTTTCCAAACGGGCATGGTAATCATGTGGGCGTCTGCTTCTACACCGACTACGCAGACGATCAGTGGTGTGAACGATTGGCTCCTTTGCAACGGGTCTGCGTACGACCCGGCTACGTACTCTGACCTGTATTCTGTTATAGGTACAACCTTTGGCTCAAGTGGTTCAAACTTCTTGGTTCCAGACTTTCGTACGTATTTCCCCGTAGGCGTAGGCACTGGCTTCACGCTTGGCTCGTCTGGTAACGCATCAGCTACATCGGGTACAGATGTTATCAAATACATTCCTATGAACTTTCTGATAAAGACCTAGCGATGATTACGTATCGCGGCGAGAAATTTGCAGGGTACAACAAGCCCAAGCGTACCTCCGGTAAATCAAAGAAGTTTGCAGTACTGGCTAAGCAAGGACCACAAGTTCGTCTGATCAGATTTGGTGATCCTAACATGACCATCAAGAAAGATCAACCAGCTCGTAGGCGTAGCTTTAGAGCCAGACATAAATGCGACAGCAATCCCCCTAGTAAACTTACAGCCCGCTACTGGAGCTGTAAGAAATGGTAAAGGAGAAACATATGGGATACGGTAAAGGAAAAGGTAAGGGTAAAGGTAAAGGCGGTAAGTTAGGAAATCGCTGCTAACCATGAACATAAAAGAACTCGCTGCTCAAGCGTCTATTGTACTTAGTAACCCTGTCTTTGAAGAAACCTTTAAGACCTTGGAAGACAGTCTAACAACCGAATGGAAAAGCAGCGACGATCCTAACCATCGAGAACTTTGTTGGATGCGTATCAAAGCGTTACATTCTATAACAGAACAACTAAACGCTTTTGTACACAACGATAAAATTGAAAACTACGAGAAATGAGGAATTAAAGATGAGCACGGCACAGACCAATCCGCAAAGCGCGGAAGTCAATAAGCCACAGCTTAGCATGTTCGATGTTATGTTTGGAAGTGACGAGAGCACTAATCCAGAACAAACAATCGAAGAACCCGTTGAACACGAAGAATACGAAACTGAGTCAGAGTTTGAAGCTGAAGCTGATGACGAAGTTGAGTACGTCGAGGACGACGGTGACTACGAGGTAGACGAAGAGGAAGATCAACCGGAAACCCAGCGCTACTACATCAAAGTTGATGGTCAAGAGCAAGAGGTCACTCTGGACGAACTTCGGAACGGCTATCAGAGACAAGCGGATTATACCCGTAAGTCTCAGGCACTTGCAGAACAGCGCAAGGCTTATGAAGCTAACCTCCAGGCAATTCAGTCTGAACGTGAGCAATACAGTCAAGCTCTTCAACTGATGGTAGCGCAGCAAAAGAATGAGCTGTCACAGTACGAGAACATCGACTGGAAAACTCTCAAAGAAGACGACCCTATGGAATACATGGAGAAGCGTCTGGAGTTTCAGGAAGCACGGGACAAAATTGCCCGTGTGCAACAAGAGCAGCAACGAGTTGCAGCCGAACAGCAGCAACGAGTGCAACAGCAGTTGTCGGAGATAATGCAGACAGAGTTTACAAAACTCAAAGAAGCACTCCCCGCCTATGCTGATCCCAGCTCTAACCTGAAGAACGAGTTGCGGGACTACGGGTTATCCCTTGGTTTCTCGCAGCAGGACTTAGACTCGATCTCTGATCACCGTGTAGTCTTGGTATTGCACAAAGCAATGCTCCAAGATCGTGCGGCTCAGGGTACAGTTCGTAAGGCCAAATCTTCAAAGCCTGTGCCCAAGGTTGTCAAGTCAGGAACTCCTGAATCTAAAACCCAGCGTAGCAAGAAAGCATCGCAACAGCGTCGGGAGCGCTTGTCTAGAACCGGTAGTACGCGAGATGCCACTAGTGTTTTTCTGGACTTAATCTCTTAAACTAAGGAAACCAAACTAATGGCACAACCAACTGGAGTATATGTAACCTACTCCTCTGCGGGTCTCCGGGAGGATTTGGAAAATGTGATTTACGACATCTCGCCAACCGATACACCATTTATGTCTATGGGTGGTCGTTCGGACGCGATTGCTGTAAACCACGAATGGCAAACGGATGCACTTGCAGCCGCTAGCGGTACGAACTATCACGAGGAAGGAGCTACGCTCACCGCTGCTGAGCCAGCGGCGACAACTCGCCTCGGAAACATCTGTCAGATTGCTCTGAAGACCACGCTCGTCTCCGGTACTCTTGATGCAGTATCAAAGGCTGGTCGTCGCGAAGAGCTTGCCTATCAGATGACCAAGCGTTCCGCTGAGCTGAAGCGCGATATGGAAACATCTCTCGTAGGTGTCAACCAAGCCAAGACCGCTATGTCAGCAGACAGCACGGTTCGTAAACTTGGTTCACTTCCAACTTGGGTAAACACCAACATCTCCAAAGCATCTGACGGTGCCAACGGTGCTGGCGGTGGTGCAGCAGCACGTACCGACGGTACAACTCGTGCGTTCACCGAATCTTTGTTGAAAGCTGCTATTCTCTCAGCTTACAACGAAGGCGCTAACACAAAGTACCTGATGATGGCTCCTGCTCAAAAGCAGACCTTCTCTAGCTTTGTCGGTGTCGGTGCTACGGGCGGTGCTTCCAACCGTATTGACGCGGCTGATCAACGGATTATCGGCGGCATGGATGTCTATGTCTCCGACTTCGGTGAGATGGCCGTTGTCCCTAACCGCTTCCAGCGTTCACGCGATGTCTGGTTGCTTGACCCAGAATACTACGGCATTGGTTATCTGCGTCCGTTCTTCCAGAAAGAGGTTGCTTCAACCTCCGACGGCGAACAGCGCGCAATCATCACCGAGTACACTCTCGTTGTTAAAAACGAGAAAGCTCTCGGCGCTGTATACGACCTGTCGTAAGTCTAAAACGGGGGGAGTCCTAGTGGCTCTCCCCAATTAGAGG